CCGGTGATTGTCCGTGCCTCAGAATCGGCTGCGGTAATTGTGAATGGTGTTGTAACTTTCATTTGATCATTTCCTCCGCGTTTCGTATTTCCTCCACAGTGATGGCCGGATTGCCGTTAGCGTCCACAATGGAATTCAGGGTTTTGTAAATGTTGGCACGTTCAAGATCGCTGCCGCGTAGATAGTCCGAAAGGTCGTAACGGACTTCCTGAGTTGACGGAACGAAATCCGGCATTGATAATCTTTCGGTAATCGAGGTCATTAGCGGAATCAGTGAAAAATCGAGCAACGTTTGACGTTGTGTTGTGGCGTTTGAATAGGTCATTGATGATCCGGTGTTGGCGTCCACGTAATACGCCGGGATTCCACAGGCCCGTGCGATTTCGGTTGCAATGTAAGAACGGGCTGCTGCCAGTTGTAATTTTTCAGGATCGAATCCCACGGTTTCCAATGTGACGTCGGCATTCAAAAATGCGGTTCCTCGATTGCGACGTGCAGTTGCCCACGAATCAAGCAATTTTGCAATTCGGTCTGCGGGGAGTGCCGTGCCGTTGGATTTTAACACCATCGACGGAATCGGTTCGCGTGCGTACATCGCAGCGGCACGTTCTAGTTCCGCACCCGTGCGGATTGTTCGGCCTGCTCGATTCAACACGCCTTCATCGTTGCCGTTAAATACAACCAGCGAACCTAACCCGGAGTTTGGAACCGGTGATCCATCAACCATGTAATATTCAATTTCAGTTGCCAATGAATTGGTTTGAATTGTGACGCGTGATGGATTGACGCGTTGCACACTTCGAACGCGGTTGGTATCTGCAAAAAATTCTGTAATTTGCCAATACGCATAACCGTACAGGAGCAAATCCTCGCACGTCCAGACGTAGGTGGCCGATCCCGGAACCCGTGGGTCCGGTGTACGGATAACGCGTGGCGTTGCATCCTCAATTTCGAGGCCCGTTGATCGGTCAATGACTTCAAGGCCAATCGATGCGATTGATGAACAAATTATGTTTCGGGCTCTGGCACCTGTTGGAACCGACATGAATTCCTCACGCGTTGCAGTATTTGCACCGCCGAAAAATGGAGTCAATGAATCCAGGGTGGTAACGGGTCCAAGCTGCGCAGACACATCAGGCCCCGACGGTAGCCCTACCGTTTGAACCTGACGCGTTGCAAAAATGTCACGAATTCCCATAGCCTAATTTTCTCAGGCTGATACCACTATCCAACCATGATGTCGGTTTCCGTCTCTGGGCGTGTCGCAAAATGTGTGCATAACGCGGTGGCCACACTGGCGCAGACCGCCGTTTGACTCGCACGCCGGCCAATGACCCAGCCGCCATCGCCTCGACGGAGTTGCACCGCACTGAGCATTTGTGCCGTCAATTCCGGTTGATTTGTATGACGTAACCTGCCCGAATTTATTGCACCCAATAATTCATCGCAGCTTTGAGGGTAAGCGGCGTCCATGTCATAAATTGGAATTCCCGCCGGTTGCAACCGTGCGGCCACGGCCCCGCTGGTTTTCCTGGAATATAACAAATGCTCGATTGGATATTTGCGGCAATAAAACGCGGCGTCATTGGCAATAGCCCGATCATCAAGTTGACGTTCGTTTTCCCAGGTGTGCAGTAACTTCACCAGGAATCGTTCGTCCCCTAATTTCTGAGCCCCGACCAATGCGCAATGGCGGCGATCCGGTGAAATATCCAGGGCCAACCATGTGAGTTTTTCGGGATCGAGTTCGAGTTCGGGTTCGGCACATCCATCCCAGGCAGCTTGATTTATGATCGACGAAATGGTTTGAACCCATCTGCACAATACCTCGGTCTGGACCACTTCGGGAGGGTCCTTTAAAACGCTTCGGATATTGTCGATGTGAATTGTGTGACCCAGTGCCGGGTTGGCCATTGCAAAATTTTCGTCCGTCAATGCGTCGGATGCACCTGACCATTCGAAATATCCAATGTCATCAATTACACCCGACGCAGCGGCGATTCCCCGTTCGCGTAGCAAATTTAGCACTTTGGAATGTTGGTCACCGGCATTCGAATAGGTCATGACCATCGGGTTTTTTGCAGCTAGTAGGGTGTACCTAAGACTGGCGAACGATTCGAGTTCGTGCATTTCACGTAATTCGTCCAGGTGAACGGTTTCGGGTTTTGAAATACCACGGGCCGCCGATCCTCCGGCCTTGATGATGAACCGGTTGATCCCGGTTGATCCTTGAACCTCGATTTCCTCTGATCCGTGGGACCAGCGAATTCGCTTAACCCGTTTCGATAGATCATCGGAGGATTCAATCAAATTGACCAATGCCCGGAATTGCTCCAACGATGTGGCCAATCTGTGAGCTGAGGCCACCTGCAACGACTCGTCCCAATGAAATAAGCCCATCAGAATCCGGCTAAGCATCAACGTAGATTTTCCGGATTGTCTGGCTACCACAATGCAATTCAACGGCGTGGCCCACCTACCGTCAGGCTTGACTTTATGGGAGTGAATCGCGGCCCACTCCTGCCACGGCATGAACCCGTTTGGAAAGATAGTTTTGGCAAAATCTATGAGTTCAGGGCCTTTCGAGGGCAAATCATTGAGTGGAGAGTGGATTCTAGGCGTCGGACTCCCAATAACGGCAGCTGATTCCGGTGCCAAAACCGATGTGAGCCGATCTGAGCCTAGTTCGACCTGATTATGACTGTTTGAGTCCGGTTGCTCCTTAATCATGGCTGATTGATACGTTTTCGGGGATATAACGTTCACGGAGAGTCGGGGGTGTTAAAGGGTGTTCAAAAAAACTGCCACCTTTTCTCAAATTGCACGATTTACACAAAACCTGCAGATTTTCCTCCAAATCACTTCCACCGAGCCGTTTTGGCACTATGTGATCGATGTGCAGTTGGCCTTCACTCTCTCCACACGATTGGCAACAATATCCATCACGAGCCAGGATTCGTTCGCGTATTCGTCTCCAACCTTTACGGTCTGATGACTTCCACGCCTTAGACATTAGAACCAATCCTTATCCTGGTGATGAGCCCACGCGTTACACATTGAACCATAACGGTGGCGTATATACCGGATCGTTTCATCTATCTGTCTGTAAGGATCGAGACGTCGATACCATTGAGACTTCATTTGCCCTAAGCCGTAATGGCTACCGTTCACGGCGTTAGGGTTCCACCTTGATTCCTTAGTGATGATCTTAAATAGGCATTGATATTGGTTGAAATCAACAATCCTTGAATGTGCATAAAGTTTAAGATAATCGGCCTGTGTAGCTGCGTTCACCGGTTGCATCGGTATTAGAACCAAGCCTATAAATAGGCACAAGGGTGGCAATAGCAGAATACGCCTAAGCGAGCAATCCGCCTCAGCGGCTCGCTTTAAGCGAATCCAGCGTACCGAACTAGTCAAATACATTGCAAGAATGTGGATAAGTTGAACGGGGCTTCGGCGTGTTGTCCACAGGTTATCCACAGGGCCTTTCATCGGACCTTGCCCAATCCGCTATTGACCAACGCCTGGCGATTAACCTCACCGAACGCAAATAACATCGTCGATGTCATAATTCCCGCAACGGTGCCGTCACTCTTAATGAATTTCAAGTTACTAGGCAACGTTAGAATTCCGTCACATTTGGCCCATAATTTATCGAACCACAATGATTTGCCCACAGGTAACAACGCAATCCCGTTGTTATGTTCCAATAACTTATGAGCCCACGGCGTAATTTTGGAATACGGGGGATTACACCAGACACGTCCCACCCATTCGGTTGCTAACCCGTCATCAATGATCGTCAATGATCGTTTTGCCGGTATCCACGAAACACCACCTGGCGGTGCCGAAACGTCCAGGTCAAATTCAATTCCTAACGCCTCAAATATAAATGGCGGGGTGTAATGATCGTCCGTGGTCTTATTGTCGACCATATCGAAACCAACGTTCAAATCTAAGCGATCAGTCATTTTGTTTCCTCATCATCGAGCTGAAACGTCGAGATTCCTAATGTTCCGCACGATAGGCATTCGACACAATGAACGAACGGTGGCAAATTGTCCGTCACCTTGACGATTTTGTGATCCGTTGATTTTTTTTCAACCCTACAATCAAGCCTGATAATTTCTAGCATAAATACTCCTATTCAAATTTTCAATGGGGTTCAAATCTGATGGGTTGATCCAATATGACCCGTCACTTCGACGCCTGGATGGACGCCGTGCCATATCAATGGGAATCCACCCAATGATGTAATAATTCGGCGAATTGCCGGTGACCAAAACGGCCACGTCATCGCCTCGGTCACGATCACGCAAGATCAGGCACCCTTCCTTCCAGGGTGTATGTTTGACTTCAACATTCCACCCCACGTCGGCCTGATTTTTGAATGTGTTGACGGTGGCCTTCCATTCGTCAATTCCGAAATACTTTGCAACGGCGTTTTCGGCTCCGATGGCCTCGCTACTCCGGGCAATATCCTGAAACAGGTTTAATTTTTGCACTGAGTAATCGTTTAACCCTTCAGCCCCAACGGCCCGGTCTAGCGCAGCTCTGGCGCACGCCATTTCCTGATCGTGAGTCAATTTCACCAGGATCATCGGCAATCCCTACATTCCCAAATTAGGTGTTCGCCTTGATTGGTTACGTATCGGCCAAATGCCAGGGGTTTCCAAATCTCACACCGATCACACCATTCGATTGAAATTGGATTTGGTTCGTGAACGACCAATCCATCAGCTTTGAAAATAGTTTTTTCACCGGTGGCGATTTTGATGATTTCCATTTCACCCATGATTACACCTGTGGTTTCCACTGGCCGTCAGCCGTGAGGGTGTACCAAATCGGGCCACATTGGCT